CTGCAGGGACTTCTTTAAAACAGTATCCAAATTATTATAACAATAATCAAGTTTTATCTTGGTGGATAAGTGAGGATACTTTAGGATCGTCTGTTCATTATACTCCAACAAAACCATCAGATAGCCCACAAACTCCACCAGTAAGCAAAAAAACTACATTACAAGATTCAAGAACATTAAAATTTTGGGAAAATTTAAATTTTTCTTCTTTTGAAGATTATACAAATTTTTATAATATATACACACACGTTCCTTCAAATTTAGTAAGAACTACAAATATTGATTCTAGATATTTTTCAGGATCACCAGAGATACCGGGATTTGCTACAGGATCAACTTTTTATCAAGTTTCAAATAAGGATTATGGTTTCTTACATTTAATTTCTGGTGCTTATAAAAATACAAATTATTTAAAAACTATTTCTTTAGCAAGTTTAATGAGATCAAAGGGAATAAATATAAAATTAGAGACCGAATATTATTTGTATAATGATTGTTATCTTTGGGATGGTCAAGACAGAGTAATACCTGTATCTTTAAAAATTTTATTTGATGGTGATTATTTAACACAAACTGTAATTGTCTTTAGTGATGTAATTCAAAAAGTATGGGATGGAGATTCGTCTGGACTGCTTTTATATGCTGATGGAAATGATCTATTTTCGATAGGACATATTTTATCATTTTCAGTTGAAAACGGAAATATAATTGTTAATTGTGTATTACACAACAATGAAAAATATCCAGTTTTAAATTATCTTGTAAATAATAATTTAGTTGGATCAAATTATATTGTATCCAAATCTACAGAAACTGTAGGTGCATCTTCTGGTGGGATCACCGCATTGAATATATCTTTATCAAATGCTCTCACCATTGCTAATGATAAATTGGCTGAATTGATTGCTACCCCACCAATATAAATAAATATATGAGTTACGCACAAGGACCAATACAACCAAGATTAAATGCTACAGTTGCTGCATTGCCGTATATTAATACAACTGCAAATGGAACGACATGTGCTTTAGGAGCATATGAAATTTCTATGTCGGCGCCTTATGCTATATTTGGCTTAACTGCAGATTCTTTCTGCAAATTATATGCAACAAATTATTTTGGTACACAAGCACTACAAGCAAAAAATACTATTTCAGGATTTTATCCAGACTTTTATATTGCATCTCCAACAGAAGTCAGAAGTACTTGGACATCATTTAATAATATTACTTTATCTGGTAGCTCAGATGTAAAATATGAAGTTATATATGTCTTTTATACTAGCGTTACGGCAAATCTTGATATTGATGGACAACCAGTTGAAACAAATGTTGTTACTGATGCACAATTAAAAATTGAAATAAAGAGTGGCGGAGATATTGTTGCTGGAGTCGGATATTATAGAAAATTAGGAAACATTATTACATAAAATGTTTTTTGGCCGGAATAAAAATTCTCTTAAATTAATAAAGCAACACCCAGAATTGCTGATGGGTGGTACTTATCATATAACAGACCCAAACCCAAATGCAAAAACAATAAAAATTGGTTCTGGCATTACTGAACTTTATGTTCGTAATGATGATGGTGAAGTATATCTTATAGAAGGAAACGCAACAAAGATTAAAGAAATGTTCCAAGCAGTATTGCTGTTCGAGAACATGGAAGGGGAAATCTATAAATTAAAACGTCCAGTTGGCTCTTTGCTTCAAAATGTTCTATTGAAAGAGGTTAACGCTCTTACAGCAGATGAAAAGGTTTATGTTGGAAACGGAATCACTGAGCGTTATTTTATAGAAAAATCCAACAACAGAGTAATAAAATTTATTGGTAATTCTACTCAAATTAAGAATCTTGTAGAAAAAGTAGAACTACCAAAACCAGTTGTTCCAGCGCCAGTAGTAAAAATTATTGAAAAACCTGTAGTACAATTACAAGAAAAAATAATTATAAAAGAGACCACGCCAGTTGTTGGAGCGCAAGGTCTTCGTGGCGAAAAAGGTGAACAAGGACCGCAAGGTGTGCGCGGACCGATGGGCCCAGAAGGTCCAAAGGGTGAAACAGGTCTCCAAGGTGAACGCGGCGAACAAGGGCCACACGGGCCCAAAGGCGATCACGGTGAACCCGGTTTACAGGGCATCCGGGGCCCGAAGGGAGATAAGGGTGATAAGGGAGATCAAGGAGATGTTGGTCCACAAGGTCCTATTGGTCCTCAAGGCCCTCAAGGAGAACAGGGAGAAAAGGGCGAAGCGGGAAGCCCGGGCCCGGTTGGCCCGCAAGGTCCGATGGGCTCTAGAGGAGATGAAGGCCCGCAAGGCCCTCAGGGACCGCAAGGATTAAGAGGCCCTGTTGGACCACAGGGTTCACAGGGAATTCAAGGCCCGCAAGGTGAAATGGGACCACAAGGTCCCTCAGGTGTGTCTCCTGTAGTAGAAGCACAATATCCTCTAATTTTAGAGGATGGAATTTTATCATTTGATTCTGAAAAAGTATCAAGTGTTCTTGATAAATTTAAGAATGATGATATTCAAAAAGCCATAAATCAAATGGCCCAAATGACAACTCCGGCAGGTGGTGGTGCTGTAGATGTTGCATTAAATGGTAAAAAGATAATAAGATCTGTAAACACCATGAATTTTATTGGTGATAATGTTACAGTCACCAGAAGAAGAAAAAATGTAGATATTTCTATAAGTGGTGGGGGAGGTGGTTCTGGGGTTTCAAGTTTAATTGCTGGTCCCGGAATAGGTTTAAGTAGCTCAACTGGAAATGTTACTGTTACAAATTTATTGAGTGTAAAGGCTACTTATGGTGCTATTCAGTATGCAAATAGTGGATTAACAGATCTTGAGGCAACAAACGCATTTAAATTGGATTTTGGGTCTAATGATCTTTATATCCCTAAAGGTCTAAAATTAAACAGCACGTCAACATACTCCGATTCTTTTATAGAATTTGCTGATGGAACAACGCAAGCATCGGCTCCATTAAAATTTACATATAACGTAAATCCACCATCAGGAGCAACGATGGGTGATCGTTGGATGGATTCCGACAACGGTATTGAATACGTTTATATTAATGACGGAAATTCTAGTCAGTGGATTCAACCAACAAATACCAGCACAGGATCTTCTACTGCCGTATCAATTCTTGCAACAACTGGTGTTACTGGAGCCACCTACGCAGCTTTAGCATCAGACTATTATATTGGAGTAAGTTATGCTGGTCCGGTAATAATTACTTTACCAACAAATCCAGAAACAGGAAGAGAAATTGTAGTCAAGGATGAATCGGGGAATGCAGGAAACGGAATCAATCGTCAAATAACGATTGTCGGAGCCACAGCATCTCAGAAGATTGACAATCAAAGTTCAGCAATAATTAATCTAGACAATGCCGGGTTACATTTCATTTACAGAAATGGATGGAGAATAATATAATGTCATACCTATACAACGACGAAGTTGGTTTTAAAGGAACTGCGGTCGATGCATTTAATCGTCTTAAAGTTTCTAGTCCTTTTACACTGTTTGATAGCCAACAGAGATACCAAATTAGTGACAAGTGGGATTATGTTGGAGCAACAGGTGGAACATATTCATACAACATAACAGAAAGCACAGTATCTTTGATAGCAGGTTTGACGATTGGATCAAAGATGTATTCCGAAACAAAAAGAATATTTCCATACCAACCCGGCAAAGCACTAACAATTATTGATACTTTTGCACTAGCACAACCTAAAAGTGGATTGCGTCAACGAGTTGGATACTTTGGCGTAACTGGTGGATTTACTGGATCAACACCATACAACGGAATATATTTGGAGCAAGATGGGTTGACTCTTTCAATCTGTTTGGCTTCTGCTTCTTTGGGGACAACTCAAAAAATACCTCAATCAAATTGGAACGGAGATAAGTTTGACGGGACTGGTAATTCGGGTGTAATTTTAAATGTTACTAAAGGAAATATTTTTTGGAAAGATGTTGAATGGCTTGGAGTGGGTGATGTAAGAACTGGATTCTTCCACGAAGGTAGACCTGTTGTTGCTCACACATTTTACAATGCAAATGTAAATTCAACCACTTATATGACAACCGCATGTCTTCCTTTGAGATATGAAATTGAAAATACTTCGGGTCAAACTGGAAGTAGTACTATGCGTCAAATTTGTTCTACTATTTTATCTGAAGCAGGATACGAAGGGTTTACCAGAAGATATAATATTACAAAAAGTGGATCTACTCCGGCAACATTGACCACTGCAGGAGTTCAGTATCCGATGATAGCATTACGTTTAAATTCTAATAGGTTGGATAGCATTGTAATTCCATCAAATTTGTCTGCGGTAGTTGAACCCGGACAAAATAATAAACCAGTAACATTACAATACAGAATATTATTGAATCCAACTTTGACAGGAAATACTTGGACGACGCATTATAACGGTAATGTTGATTATAATATAACAGCAACTGCAGTAACTGGCGGAACTGATGTTATTGGAGGTTATCTAAGCAGTAGCGGATCATTGGATATTTCAAACATCAATGATTTTAATTTTCAATTAGGAAGAACACAAACTGGAGTATCAGATACATTCGTTTTAACAATGACGGCAATAGAAAGTGGAACGCAAGTTTCTTGTGATCTTTCATGGTTCGAAATCATCTAAATATTAAGACATGGCATTAGATTTCCCTACAAATCCAGCATTAAACGAAATTTACACTTATGGTGGCCGTTCTTGGATTTGGAACGGTACGGCATGGGATGTTTATTCCACTGGAACGGCTGGAGCAACTGGTGCTACCGGACCACAGGGAAATACTGGTGCCACTGGTCCTCAAGGCATCCAAGGAAACACTGGAAACCCCGGTGCAACTGGGCCTCAGGGAAACACTGGTGCTACAGGTCCCGTTGGTGACTATGTAATATCTTTTAACGGACTTACTGGAGCAGTTTTAGGTGTTGGATCATATAATGGTTATAATGGTGGTGATATTGTTGTTTTTTATGGTTCGGGACTTTGTGGTGGTAATGCCTCTGTAGATGATGAAGGTAATGTTAGTTGGACAATTCAAAATACTGGTGTTCTTAGTTTAAATGGTGGAACTGGCGCAATTGGAATTACTGCTGGCGCAGGAATTTTAATTAATGATTCTTCAAAAACAGCAATACAGATAATAAACCAAGGTGTAAGAAGTTTTAATGGTTCAACAGGTACCATAGTTGGAATTAATAGTATAAATGGCCTTACAGGAATTGTTGGTATATCTGCTGGATCAAATATAACAATTTCTACAACTGGAAATACATTAACAATTTCTGCAGCAGTATTGATTGGTGCTACAGGAGCAACTGGTGCCACTGGAGCCACTGGTGCTCAAGGTATTCAGGGAAATACTGGTCCAACAGGTGCCACTGGAGCCCAAGGTATCCAAGGAACAACCGGAAACACTGGTGCCACTGGTGCCACTGGTGCCCAAGGCATCCAAGGCATCCAAGGAAACACTGGTGCCACTGGTGCCACTGGTGCCCAAGGCATCCAAGGAAACACTGGTGCCACTGGAGCCGCTGGTGCCCAAGGCACCCAAGGCATCCAAGGAAACACTGGTGCCACTGGTGCCACTGGTGCCCAAGGCATCCAAGGAAACACTGGTGCCACTGGTGCCCAAGGCACCCAAGGCATCCAAGGAAACACTGGTGCCACTGGTGCCACTGGTGCCCAAGGCATCCAAGGCATCCAAGGAAACACTGGTGCCACTGGTGCCACTGGTGCCCAAGGCATCCAAGGCGTTCAAGGAAACACTGGTGCCACTGGAGCCACTGGTGCCCAAGGCATCCAAGGCATCCAAGGAAACACTGGTGCCACTGGTGCCACTGGTGCCCAAGGCATCCAAGGCGTTCAAGGAAACACTGGAGCGACTGGTCCAGTTGGAGATTATGTAATATCATTTAACGGGCTGACAGGTGCAGTTACTGGTGTTTCTTCTGTAAATGGTGTTACCGGAACGATTACAAATATTGCTGTAACAAATGCAGCACAAACATTTACTGGGTTACAATCATTTATTACTGGAATTTGTGCTGCTGGATTTACATTTACTGGCAGTACAATATATTTAAAAAATGGAACTGTTTTAGAGGGTTCTGGTTTTGGCACCATTCCGATTGCTTCTACAATACAGTTATCTGGTGCAGACATTGATCTCTCTGATACTAGAATAATAACATTCAATACGGCAACAATAAATTTTGGTTCTGCTGGATTAAGTGGATATCTTGTTACATCTTTAAAGGCTCCAAATACGGGCACTCCACTCTATGGAGATGTAATAATAAATGGCTCGGCATATATAGGCGCTGCAAGTTCATCAAAAACCATAACAATAACAAACCAAGGTGTTCAAACATTTAATGGACTAACTGGTATAGTAACTGGAGTATCTTCTGTAAATGGAACTACCGGAGCGGTTACAAATATTGCTGTTACTAATACAGCGCAAACATTCACAGGAACACAAAGTTTTACAAATGGAATTTCGGCGGCTGGATCTACGTTTAGTGGTCTTGTTACATCTGCATCTGGATTTTCGGGGCCAGTGTTTGGAAATGCAACAACTGCAACAACTGCAACAAATATTTCATTAACAAATACAAATGCAAATACCACTTTATATCCAGTCTTGGCTGGAGCATGTGGTAGCACATTAGCATTTGTAGATGCAGTAACATCACCTTTTACATATAACCCATCAACAAGAGTTTTGACAGCAGGAAACTTCACTGCTTCTGCTGGAGCAAATACCACTACATTCACTCAAGACGCAATAGTAGAAAACAATCTTTTAGGATTTTCTATATCCAGCGGTGCTGGAGTTAATATTGATTGCGGCGGTTCTAGCGTTTTAATTGGTGATGTTTCAGGATTAAACAATGGAACTACACTGAATGTAAACGACGCAACTCTCACCGTAGATGTCAGTGGTGGTCTTTACGTATCTGGTGCAGCAAATATTATTTCTGGACTTGGAGTAACAGGAAATGGCAGAATAAATGGAAATTTGACTGTAACATCAGGAATATGTGCTGCTGGAATAAGTGCAGGATCTTACATTCTAACTTCTTCTGGTATTAAAACTTTAACTGGAACTACTTATACATTTTTAAGCACAGATAATGGTGATGTTTTGACCATGAACAATGCATCACCGATTACAGTAACTGTTCCAAGCGGGTTACCAGTTGGATACAGTGTCACTGTAATTCAATTGGGTGCAGGGCAAGTTTCTTTCACTGCATCTGGAACCACAATAAATAGTTATCAAAGTTACACAAAGATTGCTGGTCAACATGGTTCAGCATCTTTGGTATCTTACAGTTCAAACGTCTTTAATTTAGCGGGGTCATTGAGCGCATGAGACATATAGTAAGTTTAAGAGGATTTGCTACAAACTTCGTAGCAGCGGCTTCTGGTATTTCAACAACCAGAGTATTTTATATATTTGGTGATACTGAAATGATTGTAAATAGATATGATTCAACTGCCGGAATTTCTACAGGCAGAGGGTGGTTTTTCCGATGAGAAAAAATAGAACATCTAATGGATATGTTGGACAAAATAGATATGGTAATATTTCTTCTGGTGCTATTGCAGCACAAAAATTAGAATCTATTGCAGAATTTGCAACTAGGGTGCCTGTAGGAGTTACTGCTTATATTAGACCATCAAATGGAAATGGTTATGGTGCAGGAGCAACATGTACTTTAAAAAATTATATTGTAACTGCAGTCAATGTAACTGGAACTGGTTCAACGGGATACAGTTCAAATACTTTATTTCAAATTTCTGGTAATGGTGTTACTGGATATGCATCACCAACGATAACTTCTGGTGTTATAGTAGCAGATGGTAATTTTACCTTTCCTTGGAGTACTGTATTATCAATAGATGTAATTGATGGTGGTTTTGGATACACCTCTGCACCAACTGTATCTATCGCCGCCCCCTCTCTTAGTAGTAATGCATCTGGAACTGGAACTATTTCATCTAATACATTGACTGTTACTGCACTTTCTTCTGGATCATTTTATCCGGGACAATTGATAACTGGAACAGGAATAACCACAGGAACAATAATCACAAATTATGGAACTGGATCTGGAAGTACAGGAACTTATTTTGTAAATAAATCACAAACCGTCGGTTCAACTTCTTTAACAGGTTCTGGCACCGCGACCGCAACCGGACAAATATCTGGTGGAAAATTAACTCAAATAAATTTATCATACGCTGGTGCAAAATATAGTTTGGGCAGCCCACCTTTAGTATCTATATCAGGTGGCGGTGGAAGAGTGCAAGGCAGTGCAGTAGCAAATTTAATTTGCGGAGGAACATATACTTCTCCTCCTACAGTATCAACTATTTTTGGAGGAACTGGGTCTGGAGCAACAATTGTCGCCACAACTTCAGGAGAATTAGATACAATTACAGTTACTTCAGGTGGTACTGGATACACTTCACAACCAACCGTATTTATAAATGATACTGAACAAAATTCAATTGTAGGATATGGAACAATTTCTGGTGGATCTGTGACGGGTGTCACATTTACAAGTAATACAAGATTTATAAATCCACCAACAATAATAATTGGAGGATGGACTCCTCTTCCAACGGTGAGTGTAGGTGAACAAAAAATAGTAGGAGCATATGCAGTTTATAACAATGATACTAATCGTGTTGCATTTACTATTACTGGATGCCCTTATACTGTAAATTGGGGTGACGGAACAACAAGCAGTTACCTTTCAGGTGTATGTGCACAAAAACAATATACTACATCATCATATTCTGGATTTACAGCTCAAGATGTTTTTAGAGGATATAAAACAGCAATTATAACAATAACACCAACAACTGCTGGAAATACTTTTTCTCAAGTGGATTTCAATGTAAGAAATGCTTCTTTAACATCGGTAACAGGAAGAAGTGATGCTTGGCTGGACATGAAAATGGCAAGTCCTACGCTGACTACCTTTTCACTTGGTGGTTCTTTAAGTCCAAATATTTATCACACAATGTTAGAACAATTTGAATATGTTGGAACCAACAATATAACGTCTCTGGCATTTGCATTTGCCTTCTGTTATGCTTTTAAAAATTTAGTAAGTTTTCATTCATCTAATGCTACTTCGACAAGTAATATGTTTAATACCTGTTATGCATTAGAGACAATTCCAACAATTGATACCAGAAATGTAACTACATTCAGCAGTATGTTCATAAGTTGTACTAATTTAAGATCAGTTCCATTATTAGACAGCAGCTCTGTTACTGATATGAGTAGTATGTTTAATGGTGCAGCTCAATTGACAACAATTCCACTATTTAATACAGTAAATGTTACATCAATGACTAGTATGTTTGCAGCATGTAGATTGTTGTCAATGGTTCCTTTATTTTCTACTGAAAGACTTACAAATATGGACACGATGTTTAGTTCGTGTTCTTCATTAAAATCTGTGCCGTTATTTAATACAATCAATGTAACTAGTATGGCAAGTACTTTTTCTGGTTGTGGAAGTTTAGAGGAAATACCACCATTTAATACACCAAAAGTTACATCAATGAGTGCTTTATTTCAAAATTGCTATTCATTAAAAACAATCCCATTATTAAATACTGGAAGAGTTACAACCATGCTCGGTATGTTCAGCGGATGTAATTCTTTACGATCTGTTCCAAAATTAGATACTCGACTAGTTACATCTTTTCAAACAATGTTTTCAAATTGCGCTAGTTTAAAGAGTGTGCCTTTGTTTAATACATCAAGCAGTCTAACATTTCTTTCAACATTTCAGGGGTGCAGTCTACTAGAAACTGTTCCATTATTTAATACTGCATTTGCTAGTAGTATGAATACAATGTTTAGTTCATGTACTTCTTTAAGATCTGTTCCATTATTCAATACATCTAGAGTTACGGATATGGGATCTATGTTTTCATTATGTAGATCATTACAGGATGTTCCTAATTTTGATACGTCTAAAGTCACTACTTTTAGTTCGATGTTTTCTGGTTGTTCTAGTTTAAATAAAATACCATCATTTATAATAGGACGGTCGGGACCCATTTCTGGTCAAGCCTCTAATGCTTATAATAGTATGTTTTTTAATTGTCATTCGCTGGTGGAAATTCCAGCAGGCATGACTTTTCAGGGTGCTGCAGCATCAACTACAATATACAGTTCAATGATTACAGGATGCCCAAATTTATCAAGAGTCCAATCAACCGGATTTAACCACAATATTGATTTTACTAACTGTTCTCTCGGTGCAACTGCATTGAATGAAATATATACAAATTTAGCAACAGTTGGCGTAAGCGGTGCTGGAGCAAAAACAATTACTGTAACAGGAAATTGGGGAACGGTAAATGACAGCCCTGTAATTGCTATTTCAAAAGGATGGGCTGTAACAGGATAAAATTATGGAAACTTCAGGATTTTATAAAAATGATGATGGAATGATTTTACACGGACCAAATTTTGTGGAAGCCGGTAGTTATAACATATATCGTGAATATAAGGATACTTATACCTATCCAATAGGTGGTTGGTATTGGTTTGATTCAAAAGAAGAAGCTTATATTTTTTGGAATCTTCCATTACCAGAAACAACATTAGACTAATTATTATAGGAATAATAAAATGCCAGATACATATAAAAGTTTTGGTACAATAATTTCAGGAACAACCGCTGCAACAACAATATATTCTGGTGTAGTGGGTACGGCTGTAGTAAATTCAATTAATATTGCAAATGCGGATGATTTTAATTCTAATTACATAGCAATTGAAATGGTAAAGGGGTCTACTGGTTATTTCATAATAGATAACGCCCAATTGCCAATAAATACCGCACTTCAAGTTTTAGATGCTCCTATGGTTTTAGATTCGGGAAATACATTAAGAGCAACAGTAGGTTACACTTTTGCATCAATTCATATTATCACATCTGTTCTTGAAATCACATAATTCTGTGATATAATCTTTGCATGTTTCTAGAATATACAAAAGCACATTTTAATGTTGTAGACCCAAATTTTCAAACCAAGATGGCAGCATGCTTTGATCTTGGAGCCTTCATCCCAGCAGATGAAGAGGTAAAAATTTATGTTGGAAAGACTCCAATGTCTGCCAAGCCCCTGCACTGTGGGGAACGGAATGAGTCCTACATCACCCTAATGCCCATGGAACGGGCTCTAATACGCACAGGGCTCACCTTTAAGATTCCTGACGGATACTCCATCCGACTTCACCCACGCTCTGGAATGGCTTTAAAGTACGGTCTTACCCTTGCAAACTGTGAGGGTGTTGTGGACGAAGATTATACCTATGAGACCAAAATTATCATGTTGAATACCAGCAACGACCATGTTAAAATTTACAACAGGGATCGTATTGCTCAGGCTGAACTTGTTAAGTACGAACAACCACGGTTCCTAGAGATCTTTGAAACGATCACCAAAGAATCAAATAGAAACGGTGGTTTTGGTTCGACTGGCGTAAATTAACCGCTTGCAACAATGTTAGCAGTCAATGTATTGCTGCAAATCGCATTCGAATCTGTTACGTTAGAGAGTCTTATAGTTGCACCATCTGGAACCAATGCTGCCTGAACATTAGCAAACATTTGCAACGTATCTCCTGCTGAAAATGTTACTGCTCCGGTAGAAGTATTTTCATTCCAAGTTGTTGTAACCCCGCCGTTTTTCTTGTACTTAATAACTCCATCGGTAAATGATCCTGTCACAATATTCCATTTCAAAGCAACTGGAACAGTATTACCTGTAATTGTGAATGTTGGAGTTATTGCAATATCTCCACCTACAAGGTTATCAAAATTTTGAGTAGTTGGTGAAAAGTTTAATGTATTTATTGTTGGTGATGATGGTGATGATGTCAAAGGAGAACCGCTATCTCCTGATGCTGTTCCATAATCCATCATGGCGTACATGTCTTGGAATGCGATATTATTCATTTGCATGCCATTATTTGAATTAACCCAAGCATTCAAATTATCATTCCAAGTAAAAGGGCCCATTGGAGTTGAAATGATCTTTGGACCATATCCTCTTGTTGGGACTACAGCCTCATTCATGGCTGTAAAAAATGTTTTCATTGTGTCTTTGGCGCCCATTAATATACCTCTGATATATTTAGGATCTTCTGCGACGATTGGATGGAATTAAAAATAGTGCACCTAACGCAAGAACTCCGGGACCGGGAATTACTACGTTTGCACCAAATCCACAATCGTCAATAAAGTTTCCTTGGGTATTACCGCCAACTGCATTTACAGATTCAAATGCAAATCTTGTAAGATTTCCAATTGAAGTTACAGTACCTACGTGAAGCCCCCAAGCGGTATTTGAATCAGTAAATTCACCTTGGAATAATACGGTATCATCTCCACCACCATATATTTGGTCTGCTCCAAGATCGGTAATTGTCAAACGCATTGTGTCTGTACCGTCTCTGCCACGGTGAGCAAACTTCCAATTTATCTGATTATTATCTCCCAACCCATTTACATCTTGATATAAAGTTGATGCATAATTTGCATTCAATTCTGCAAAAGAGTTTCCTTCATATGCAGGAACTCCAAGAAATCCGTTTTCCCAAATTTCAAGAGTATTGTCTGGCGCTGTTGTGGCCCAGTTTACAGTTGGGCTTGAACCTGAATAAAAACCATACCCCCATACAGAAAAGTCTTCAAATCCACCGTTAACTAAGTCTGCTTTAGCGGAGAATGAAAGTGTTAGTGTAGCAATTACAGTAAGTAATTTTTTGATCATCAATTTCTCTTTCTAGTATTGATAAGAGTGCCTAAAGTCAATACAGACATAGTTCCAGCATCTGGGACGCTTGTACCAGAAGCATTTAAACTACCATAACCATAATACTCACCAAATCCGTAATTGTTTCCTAGAGCAAGGGTTGTACTGTATACATCAAATGGTAGTGTGCTTGGTGTAAGGAATACAGCGAATGGGTCTGTAGGATTAAGTGTATTAGCATTTATTGGATCCATTGGTGTTAAATTTTGATTGTTTCCATAGTATACACTTTGAACTACAGATTGTGGTACTTGTGGTATAACAATTTCAGACTGTTTTTCTTGTTGTGGTTTCTTTTTTACCATAGCAAGAAGATCTGAATTTTTAAAATTTACTTGTTCTTCTTTTCCTTTTGGTGACTTTGGAGACCAAGGTCTTCCAATTATTCTATCATTTAAAGAAGTTTTGGTTGGCTCTTTTGTATCTTTTGCTGTCTTTCCATCTACAGCAGCCATAGCGCTGTTCATGGAATTTACAGTTGATATTACTGCTTTTGCCCCCTGCTCACCTAATAGGGTCAATGCAGCGGTACAAACTATAGTCAGCGTATATACCCTCTTTTGAAGGATCTTTACGCTTGCCTTTGCTTCATCGCAAACTTTAGCACAAGAATCGCAACCGTGAGAATGACTGTTCATGTTAGTCCTTTCGTGAGAGAAACGACGGGCTAATCTAAATTCTCAACAGATGTAATTGTAACTATTTAGGTTTGTGTCTTTTCTTCCTGAATTACTGGGACTTCCTTTGCGGGAGTTCCGGGTTCTGCTTCGATGCAGTTTACAGGCTTTAGAACGAATGTTCTGACACCCCACATAAGAGCAATTACTGCAACTGGTCCGTACCAGAAGAGCCAACCATAAGATTCGATTTGTGCTCCGGGTTCTGCAATTTTATCCTTTAGTGCCATCATTACAACATTGTCTGATGTATGATCTGGGATGATGACTGGATCAGAGCTGCAGCCAGCGAGAAGAATCATTGAAATTAGAAATAGAAATAGTCTCATGGTTCACTCCTTATGATTTATTGTTGGCTGCTGCGGAGCCAAAGTAGAATCCTACGATGCTTAGAAGAACTTCACGGTTCTCTGATGTCCAGAAGAATCCATTAATTTCTACGAATGCTTTCTTTGCAGATGCTGGGATCAAACCAAACAATGCTTCTGAATTTTTGACATCAACTTCTACGAAAGTAGGAACGCCAAAGAAGGGAAGAATGAAAGGTGCTGCGAAAGCTCCGAATAGAACGACGAGTACGATGATTTGACGAACAACTCTGCCTGCATCAAGGGGAACTCTTTGAGCTGCTTGATTTTGATTTTCAGTTGTTTGTTTGTTTGCTTGGATGAGCCGTTCGAACATTTCCTTTTGATCTTGGCTCTTTTGTGCCATATAACGAAAAAGAAATCCCGTTGCCCCACCACCTACCATGCTAATCAATTCTGGTGAAAACATAATCTATACCTCAATTCTTTTGATATGAAAGTTGCAATTCAATCGAAGCACGAATATTTTCAAAGTGATTCATTAAAATTTCTTCTTGAGCCAAATTTGGCATATAATCTTTATGCCATTGGATCAATACGAATCCTACATTGATGTGTTTATTTTTTACTGGAAGACACGCAATGTGTGAAACAAATTCATCTTCAAAGAAGTGTTTTGAATGACTGTTATCTGGCATTGCGGCAACGCTAAAAATTAATGGCTTGTTTTCTACTACTCTGACAAGAAGAGGAATGAACAAAGAGCATAGAGAGGATTTTAATTTATTTGCTTGGGATGCATACCCTTTGTGAATAGATTCATGGGTTGTGGAGAACTTTTTCATGGAAATTCCATCCATGGTATATTCACCATTATGGAATTGAATAAGCATAGTTCTCATTGCGTGGCTTGTTAGACGGAGTTCAGTCAAAAGTTCATTTATTTCGCTGTGAATTAGAATAAAATTGTCAGTCTTTTTCTTAGACTTCCAAAATTTTTTAATTCCAAGACTTAGGCCCAATAACCCGGCAACTGCAAGACCTATATCCTCTGCTAATTTTATGAAATCTGACATCAAAACTCCCTGTCTGAATATTTATATCTTGACGAAGCCGTATTATGGGGTATATTGGTCATCTATGATGACCCGAGAACAACTATTTGAATTACACCAAAATATCTGCACAGAAGCCCTAGAATTGATGCGTAAGAAGAACAATGATTACGCAAACGGATTTGATCCGTTCCTAAATTTTAGACGGGCAGAATATCTTGGATTTTCTACCGCAGAACTAGGTGTCCTTATCAGAATGACAGATAAGATGTCAAGAATTTCAACATTCCTGAACAAGGGCGAACTTTCTTTGCAAAATGAGAGTGTCCAAGATGCGATTGTTGACATAATTAACTACAGTGTTATACTTGCTGGTCTGCTGAAGGACAAGGACGACAAGAAGGCTTCATGAAATTTTATACTGGCTGTGCAATCAAAGGGAACAAGATTCTTGTTCGGGGCTATAGCAATGGAAAGCGGTTTACTGACAATGTTAACTTCAAGCCATCGCTATTCCTCAAGAGCGACGAGGACAGCCAGTATAAGACTCTTACTGGAGTCAATGTCAAGCGTATCAAGTTTGACAAGATCTATGATTGTCGTGAGTTTCTAGACCAATACCGCGAGTTGGAGGATTGCCCAATCTATGGGAACACAGATTTCATTACTCAGTATCTATTGGAGACTTATAAGGGTGAGGTGGACTATGATCTTCCCACCATCAAAGTAGCCTATTTCGACATTGAGTGTGAGAGTGAAGGCGGCTTCCCTGATCTAGATAATCCGAATGAACGGATCAATCTTATCACGGTGAGAATTTCTGGTTTGAACTATGTGATCGCCATGAAGCCCCTCAATCTTCCGGCTGGCTGTAAGTTCATTCTTGCTGCATCCGAGAAGGATCTCATTGAGAAGTTCTTCAAAGTCCTCAAGAAAGAAGATCCAGACATCCTTACTGGATGGAATATCAAGTTGTTCGATATCCCCTATATAATTGGTAGGGCACGACTGTTTTTTGATGAAAAGACAATCCAGAGTTGGCTTCCTTTTGAATTGCTGAAGGAACGGATTACGAACATTGGTGGCAGGGATTTCAAGATCTTTGAGATGCCCGGTTACACTATTTTGGATTACATGGATCTTTACAAGAAGTTCTCTGGAACCAATCAAGAAAGTTACGCCCTGAACTTCATTGCAAAGGCGGAACTAGATGAGCAGAAATTGGATTATAGTGAATACGGTTCTCTTCGGGAGTTTTATACTAAAGACTTTCAGAGATTTGCGGAATATAATATCCAAGATACTGAACTGGTTGAGAGACTTGACAATAAGCTCAAGTTGATCGATCTTGCAGTGTCGATTGCGTATGAGGCCAAGATTACCTTTGATACGGTATTCTTTGCCACCCGCATCTGGGAAACCATCTGCTGCGACTATCTCCTGCAGAAGAAGATTGTCCCACCACTGAAGACTAAGTATGCCAAGGACGATCAGTTCGTCGGTGCGTATGTCAAAGAGGTCACACCGGGACTGTACAAGAATGTAGTCAGTTTTGATGCTACCAGCCTGTATCCCAGCATCATCATGGGCTGGAACATTTCGCCTGAAACTTGCACAATAAAGAACTCTTCTCTGAATGCTGACGATTTCCTTCTTGGTAAGCGTAGTGACATTCCAGAGATGATTGAAGACGCAAAGACACGGAATTCGTGTCTGGCTTGCAATGGATCGTTCTTCACCAATGAGGTTCGTGGGTTCATTCCAACCTTGATTGAGATCACATTCAATCAGCGCCAAGAAGCCAAG